GAGGTCTTCGGACCTCCTTTTTTTGTATAATAGATCCATACGCAACCAAGCAATGGCAGTCTCACACGAAATCAAATCTCAACTTGCTAAACTTCTGGCAACCGAAGATTTGGTAGTTGAGCATAAGTATTGTGAAACTGCTTGTTTCAATGTTCATACTCGTGTTCTGACGTTGCCAATGTGGGAAAAGGCAAGTAGTCAAGTTTATGATATGCTTGTCGGACACGAAGTCGGACACGCACTTTACACTCCTGATCGCAACTGGTTGAAAGAAATTAAAGTTCCTCCACAGTTTGTGAATGTAGTTGAAGATGTGCGAATTGAAAAACTAATGAAGCGTCGATATGGAGGTATATCTAAGACCTTCTATCGTGGATATCAAGAATTGGCGGAGAATGATTTCTTTCAGATTGAGAATGAGAATCTGAATACAATGAATCTTGCTGATAAAGCAAATCTTCAGTTTAAGATTGGTAGTTTTGTAAGTATTACCTTTACTGAAGATGAAAATCAGTTGATGAAGAAAATTTCTGATACTGAGACTTTCGATGATGTTCTTCAAGTTTCTAAAGAACTTTATGAGTTTTGTAAGAAACAGCAAGAGATGATGACTAAGACTGATGACCTACAGATGCAAGGTGGTCAGGAAGGTGAAGAAGATCAACCTGAGATTAATCAAAGTCAAGAATCTGGTATTGAACAAGGAACTAATGAAGAACCTCAGCAGGAATATGATGACTTTGATATGGAATCTAAAGATGGCAAATCTTCTGATGATGGTGAGAGTTTAGAAGATCCTGAAGTTTCTACTATGAATAGTTTGGAGGAAGCTCTTAAAGAACTTGCATCCAATAGTGGTAATGAGAATGTATATGTTGAAGTTCCTAAAGTTAACTTGAAAAAAATTATTGTTCCTAATTCTGAAATTCACTCTCGTTTTAATGAGTGGGATGAATTAATGGAGGAAAATGAGGTTACTGAAGAACAGGCGTTTGGTTTTGTTGATAGAGAATTTTTGAAGTTTAAAAAATCTGCTCAGAAAGAAGTCAACTATCTGGTAAAAGAGTTTGAATGTAAAAAGGCAGCAGATTCTTATGCCCGTGCTACTACTGCTCGCACTGGTGTTCTTGACTGCTCCAAGTTGCATACTTACAATTATAATGAAGATATATTCAAAAAAGTAACTACACTTGCTGATGGCAAGAGTCATGGTCTTATTTTTATTCTTGACTGGAGTGGTTCTATGTGTGATGTAATGATGGATACTCTCAAGCAACTTTATAATCTGATGTGGTTTTGTAAGAAGGTTTCTATTCCGTTTGAAGTATATGCTTTCACTAACGACTATCCTCTCGTTACTTATAACAATAGTGGTCATCCGCAGATTCGTGATCTCCCTTATGAGAAGCGTGAGGGTCTTCTCTATATTGCTGAGTGGTTTTCAATGATGAATATTTTCACTAGCAAAACTAATTTGAAAGAAATGGAAAAACAAATGAAAAATTTCTTTCGTTTGGCATCCTCATTCTGTCGTTATGGTATGCTTCCCATTCCTAGTGGATTGAATCTTTCTGGAACTCCTCTTAATGAATCAATGATTGCTCTACATCAGATTCTACCTCAGTTTAAAAAGGAGAATAAACTGCAGAAAGTTCAGTGCGTTGTGATGACTGACGGCGAAGCACCTCCTCTAAAACTTCATCGTGAAATTCAACGTCACTGGGAGCACGAACCATTTATTGGAACTGGTACTATTCATAGCAATGCTTTTCTTCGAGATCGTAAAACTGGAAATACATATTCTCTAGATTGTGAGTGGTATGAGTTTACTGATATTCTTCTTCGTAATCTTCGTGATAAGTTTACTGACGTAAACTTTATTGGTATTCGTGTCCTTCAATCTCGTGATGCTACTAGTTTCATCCGCCGATATACTGGTTGGGGTGGTAAAAACTTTGATAGGATTCAAAAGATTTGGAAAAAGGAAAAGGCATTTGCTATTCATAAATCTGGATATCACACTTATTTTGGACTTTCTGGTACCGTACTTTCTAGTGATTCTGACTTTGATGTTGATGAGGGTGCTACTAAAGCAAAGATCAAATCTGCTTTTGTTAAAAGTTTGAAAAGTAAGAAAATGAACAAAAGGGTTTTAGGTGAATTTATTGAACTTATCGCTTGAATAAATAGGTTTATAGAAAAAGTGTCTAGAGATGAAACCTTCCCCTAAGAAATTAAAAGAGACTAAAGAGATCTATGAAAAGGTTGTAACACACCTCATTGAGGAAGGTTACGCCACAGACGTAGATTCTGCAGATTCCATTATTAGTGGAATGAGTGAACAGTGGTTTGAACAAATTCAAGAAGGTTGATTCATGGAGAGACTAACTGGTAAAGGAGCGAAGTCTCTCAAAGAGGCTTACGCTAAAGTTTATATTGAAGAACAAATAAAAGTTCCTGATTACACATCAATGAGTGATGAGGAATTTAGTAAACTTGTTCAAAAATCTGGAAATCCAGAAGGTGTCATTGCAAAAAGACTGCAACAGAGAAAGGCTGCTGCCAATACTGTTCCTATAGGATCAGTCGGTATTTCTCCTAAGGGTTCTGATCGTAGAAATGAGGTTGAAGCGCAGATTAAGCGTGATAACGCCGCAAGAACTGATGACCAGCGTGTTCAATCAAAACCTTCACCATCTACCCCAAAATCAACCCAAACATATACAATTGGTGGTAAGACATATTCATCCAAAGCAGAAATTAATAAGGAATATGATAGATTAAGAAAATCTGGCGGTGATGCAAAGGCATTCGGTGATAAGGCATTTAAGGCAACTAATAAACCAGCAATTGGAACCACTCCTGGTGGAACAAAGTTTGAGAGGAGAGCACCTACGTCTGCAGAATTGAGAGCGGCACAAGCAGCAAGAGCGGCAGGTAAGGGCGCTGAAGGACAGATTAAAGCTGCTGTGCAGCAGGGTCAAAGACAGGCATCAGTTAATGCTTCTATTAAATCTGCTAACAGACCATCTGTTTTGAATAAGCAGGCACCTACCGGTAGTGCTCTTCGTGCTCAACAAGATCGACTTGCTCAAAAAAATAAGATTCAAAAAGAAGTTGCTGCTGTTAAGAGTGGGATTCCTGCAAATACACAGTCTTCTGTAAACAATACAGTTAAGTCTGGTACAGTTTCAACAGGTGATGCTGTAAAAACGAAAGTTAATCCAGACACTAGTATTAGTGTAACTCAAACGAGAACTCCTGCTGCAACTAAAAAAATTACGCAATCCCTTAAGCTTTCAAGTGTAGACCTTTTTGATATTGTCAAAGGTGAGTTTATTGAAGAGGGATATAGTGAAGAAGATACAATGTATCTTATGGCAAACTTGAATGAAGAACAATTGAATGAATTGGTGGGTTTTATTAGAAAGCAAGCTACTAAGTATGCAAGCAAAATTCCTTTTATTAAAAAGTTAATTAACAAGGCACCAACGCAAATGCCAGCTGGTGATATTGGGGCATTGAGACTTCGCCAAGGTCAAGCAACAGATGCTGTCAATAGACTTAATCAGAGCACTGCAGCATCGAAGGCAAAGGATGCAACTCGCGATGCTACGAGAGAAAAAACTAGATTGAATAATTTAGATCCTCGTGCTGTTAGTGATCGCAATGCTCGTGAAGCATCTACTCAAGTCAGACAGAGAAATATGGAGATGGGGAGACCTTCTTGGTACAATCCAAATAATCCAGGATCTAAAGAAGCATTAAAGAGATATTATGCTGATAAGAGAGCAGGAGTAAAGGGACTTCCTGAATAATTATTTGGAGGTTTTAGGACCTCCTTTTTTAATAAATAATTCAAAATTACTGTTAGACTAATGAGCAAGTTCGGAGATTTACTTAAAGGCGGACCATCCGCACCTAAGGTTGAGGCAGCACCTGCTCCTGAACCCATTGTAGAAGAAGTTCTGTTTACTCCTGAAGAGGAAGTTCTTACTGAAGCAAGTCCTCTTGAAGAAATGAGTAAGAAAGAATTGGAAGATTATGGTAGAACACTTGGTATTGAATTAGACAGAA